GAGATTATGTTGATATTATATGTGATGGTTCTCTCTGGTTTGTATCAGGGATGGCTGCTGTAGTTGCTGGAATTGGAGCATCAGATAGTTAATAATAATTATTACTTTCATCCCTTTGTTTTTGAGTGAAGTTTGAAGAGAGGCTTCAAGGTTTTGCTTTTAGCAGTTGCCTTTTGCTTTTAGTGGTTGGTTAAACTTTTTGAACATCTTTTTCTAATATAGCCCTCAAAAAAAGGCTTGTCAAGTAAAATCGTACATTAAGGAGAAAATAAATGGCTCAGACTAACCCGGATGTGGGAGTCGATGCTAGTCCAGAAGTGGCTACTGTCGATGAAAATCAAGCACTTAACAGTGAAACAGACGCTGCTGATGAGATAGTAAGGAAAGGAATTTTGGATGAAGTAGAAGATGATTATCTACCAAGCCAAGACCGTGAGCATACCGAAGAGGAACCCACGGGCGAAGCAGAAGAAGTAGATGAAGAACAGCCAGAAAGTGATGAATCGGAACCTGAATTGGGAGAAGAGGAATCAGAAGAGTACGATGTTGAGGTACCAACCTACACCCTAAATGTTCAGGGTAAGCAGGTACAGGTAGATCTTGAAGAACTCAAAAATGGCTATCAAAAAGGTGCTGATTACACTAAAAAAACTCAAAGCCTTGCTGAAGAAAAAAGGGCGTTTGATATGGAAAAGGGCGCAGTTATACAAGAGCGTCAACAGTACAATCAAGCATTGTCCCAGTTTCAGCAGTTGATGAATGAGCAATACCAGCAGTATGACAATATTGACTGGGCACAGTTGAAAGAGGATGATCCTATTGGTTATATGACACGAAAAGAAGAAATGCGTGACATAGAAACTAGACACCAAAAGGCAGCCCAAGAACAACAGCAAGTTACTCATCAACAACAACAGCAATACGCAAGGCAACATCAGGAGCTTGTAGCAAGAGAAATGGATCTATTGGGTGATAAATTACCTGATTGGAAGAACCCAGACAAGAGAGCTAAGTTGAGCGAAGAGCTTAAACTATATGCTGGAAATATTGGGTATTCTAAAGAAGATTTGGATGGAGTCACAGACCATAGAAGCTTGTTGATACTAAACAAGGCTAGGTTGTACGACAAGATTCAAAAATCAAATCCAAAGAAAATAAAGCAAGTTCCTAAAGTAGTTAAAGGTGGGAATAAAAACACCAGATCTAATGATAGTAAAACAGGAAAATATAAATCTAAACTAAATTTGGCTAAACAAAGAGGTGGTAGAACTGATGATATCGCTTCCGCAATCTTTGAATTAATGTAATAGCCTTTTTTAAGTTCTTTAAGGAGTAAATAAAATGGCAACAAAAGCAAGCACTTTTGGTGTTGGCCCGGCAACCAACATCACTACGCAAGTAGGTAATAGAGAAGACCTAACAGATGTAATATATAATATTGCACCAACGGAAACACCTTTCATGTCGAACATTGGGCGTACTAAATGTACATCTACTTTCCATGAATGGCAAACCGATTCTTTGGCAACAGCAGCACTTAACCAACAGCTTGAAGGTGATGATTACGATTCAGCAGGTCTTGATGCTTCAGTTGTAACGACTAGAGTAACAAACTATACGACAATCAGTGCTAAAACGCTGATTATCTCTGGTTCGCATGAATCTAGTTTGAAAGCAGGTAAAAAATCAGAAATTGCATATCAAGTAGCCAAGAAAGGCAAGGAGCTAAAACGAGATATTGAGTTTACTCTTTCTCAAAAACAAGCTCCTGTCGTATCAACTGGTGGTACCACACGAAAAACTCGTGCTTTGGAAAGTTGGATTGGTACCAACGCTTCTCGTGGTGTTAGTGGTTCAGATCATGCTTCTACCTTTGTTGTAACTGATGGAACGCAGCGTGATCTAACTGAAGCAATGGTTAAGTCGGCTGTTCAACAGGCTTGGACTTCTGGTGGAGATCCTGAAATAATGCTTTGTGGCCCTGTTAATAAGCAGAACATCTCAAGTCAATTCAGTGGTATTGCTACAATGTATCGTGAGCAATCAGGAACTGGCCCCGGTACGATTATCGGTGCTGCTGATATTTATGTCAGTGATTTTGGAGAGTTGAAAGTTGTGCCTTCACGATTTAGTCGAGATCGTACTATTTCAATTATTCAGAAGGATATGTGGGCTATTGCTTACTTACGACCTTTCAGGGTTTATGACCTTGCTAAGACGGGTGACGCTGAAAAGAGATTGCTCTTATCGGAATATACTCTTGAGGGACGTAACGAAGCATCTAGTGCTAAAGTAGCGGATCTTAATACAAGCCTTCTGTAATCTAGAAGGTTAAACCAATATTGGGGGGTGTAACAGCCCCCCTTTATACGGGAGAATCACATGAAAGAATTTGTATATAAGTACAACTGGGTAATGTGGGGAGTTGTTTTTGTTGGCGTTGTATATCATCACATTTTTTGAGGTTTAATAAATGGCAGATGTCAAAATAAGTGAAAACTGGGGCTATAATATGGTTAAAACCACTGGTTGGTTTGATTCTAGTACTGGCGATGTCCATATGTCCACATACCAAGATATAGAAGAAATAATAAAGAAGAACAGAGCCGATAGAAAAGCATTCGCCATTGATAAGAACAGTATTGGTGGTAAGTTTGGAGAGTTTGCTAAAATTGCTTCTATCCCTAATGTTGTTGTCGATCAATTAATGAATAATGGTGTTTGGTTTGATAGAGTTGCTTTTAGAAAGTGGCTTGGTGATCCAGATAACCGTATTTTCAGAACTATAGACTGTAATTTATAATGGCTATTGATTCATACGCAAAACTAAAAACTTCTGTTGCTTCTTGGTTAGACAGAGATGATTTAACCGATACTATCCCTGACTTTATAAGTCTTGCAGAAGACCGAATAAACAGACATATCAGAGTACGTTCTATGGAACATAGAGCAGAAATGTCTACTGTAGCAAACCAAGAGTATTACGGTTTACCTGACAACTACATACAAATGCGACATTTCGCATTAAAAACAAGCCCACCTAAAGACCTAGATTATTTGACCCCAGAAAGATTTGAAACAGAAGTCGGGGGTTTAATAGGGGTTCCAAAATTTTATACATTGATAGGAAATGAGATAAGATTGGGGCCAAAACCCGGTGGGGTCTATACTGCTGAAATGGTGTTCTACCAAAAATTTAGCCACCTTTCTGATAGCTTAACTAGCAATAAATTGCTGGAAGATCATTCAGATGTTTTACTTTATGGTGCTTTATTAGAAGCAGAGCCTTTTGTCAAAAACCCAGAGTCAGCAAAGATGTGGGGGCTTTATTTTAATCAGGCAATTGATGCGATAGAAGCATCAGATCAAAAAGATAGACATTCTGGTGGTGCATTAGCTGTAAAAAGCGATGTAGGAGGAATTTAAATGGCAAACACAACATGGACACCATCAACACAAGTACAATACTGGAATACCATTAGCAATAACTGGAATACAAATTCAGACAATTGGGACGATAACTGGACTGAATGGAGTGTTGACCTTGGTATGAGTTGGCTAAATATAAGACAAAACTGGAATACCATTAACGAAATTTGGTCTGATTAGGGAGATATCATGGCATTAGAATCTGTAACAAACATAGACGATTTAAACGCAGCAAATCCTGTTGTGGGTGATCCTGTTAGTGAAGGTGATGACCACATAAGGAATATAAAAACAGCACTAACCACAGACTTCCCGAATATTGGTGGAGTTATGAGTGCGACACATACTGAACTAAACGCATTGTATGGAGTAACGGCAGGGACTGTAACAGCCTCTAAAGGGTTGGTAGTCGATAGTTCAAGCAAACTTAATACACTCAACGTGGACAATCTCGATCTTGATGGAAACACAATATCAACAACCAATACCAATGGTGACTTAGTAATTGCACCAGATGGGACGGGTGATGTTGATTTTGATGCTTGTTCTATTATGCTTGATACCACGCAAGGGATTAAAGACGCAGGTGGGGATGAATATATTATTTTTACTGAATCATCAAACCCAGCCAATTACATAGGTGTACATAGTGCGGATTCTGCTTCTGGCCCTGCTATAGCTGCTGAAGGTAGTGACTCTAATATTAGCTTAAATCTAATACCAAAAGGCACCGGAAAGGTTGATGTCCAAGGTGGTTTTATGACTTCCGAAACAGCTACTTTGAGTGGTGCAGGTGCTATCCCAATAACTGGATCAATAGCAGAATGGACTACGACAAGCACTGATGCAGGAACATTAGCTGATGGAGTCGAAGGACAGCATTTATTTGTTATTCTTAAAGTCGATGGGGGCACAGGAACACTAACCCCAACAAATGGTGGTGGCTATACAAATATAGCTTTTGCAGACGCTGGTGACAGTGTGCATCTGCTTTTTACAAATGGTAACTGGTACATAGTCGGTCAAGGTGGACTCACAACTGGGCCATTATCCGCATAAAATAGGAGAAACAAATAATGTCTAATGTAGGCCCTTTTCACAGTGAAACTGCTACTTTAGCAACATTGGATGAAGTATTAACCAGTGTTATGAAAGTGCAAACAAGAAATTATAAAAGATTGTTCTGTCTAGTGACTGCTTCAGTAGTAGCATTTGACCAATTCGTGGTTTACGCAAAACCACACGCTGCTAACACGGTTTACGCAACAATAGCTTCAACTTCAGGGAATTTTACAAGTCCAATCAGACCGATGTTAGGAGCTTCTGGTAATCTTACTGCTTTGGATGGTGCTACTGGATGGTTTTATATGGATGTGGAAGCAATTGACGAAGTTGATATTAAGTTAGCCTTTGCTGCTGCTAACGGTACTTATGTAATAGATGTTGGCTTACAGTAAGGAGAAATAAATGGGCTTAGAAATTGTACTTCACCTAGATGATCTTGACGCTACAAACCCAGTTGGGACTGACCCAAGATCCGAAGGTGACGATCATATACGAAATGTAAAAACTGCGTTGCTAACTGATTTCCCCAGTATTTCTGGGATTGTTACTTCTACGCATTCTGAACTAAATTTTGTTGATGTCACAGCAGGAACATTGACTGCATCTAAAGCAATTGTAGTTGATAGTTCAAGCAAGATAGACAACCTAAAAGTAGACAATATAGACATCAATGGCAACACGATTAGCTCAACAGACACCAATGGTACTGTTACAATTACACCACATGGAACTGGAGATATAATCCTAGACGGTCAAAAGTGGCCTCAAGCAGATGGTTCAGCTAATTATCTGTTAAAAACAAATGGATCAGGTCAATTAAGTTGGATAGAAAATCTTGCAGAAGACTGGGCTACTAAATCAGACGGTACAGTTGCAAGTAGTGAATACTCTGCTAAAGCCTATGCTATAGGTGGTACAGGCATAACTGATGCTTCAGGTAAAGGTTCGGCTAAAGAATGGGCAACCAACGCAGAAGATGACACCGTAGATACTTCTGAATATTCAGCAAAACACTACAGTATAAAAGCTGGCGCAAGTGCGTCTTCAGCCACATCATCAGCCTCAACGGCAACCACAAAAGCAACATCAGCCACAAGTAGTGCAACCAGTGCAACGGCATCAGCAGCAACAGCAACTACTAAAGCTAATGAAGCAGCAGCAAGTGCAGTGGCAGCAGCAGCCAGCGCAGATACGTTTGACGATGTATATTTAGGTGCAAAATCAAGTAATCCTAGTACCGATAATGACGGTGATGCGTTAGGTGCAGGTGATCTCTATTATAATACTTCATCCACAACGCTACAGGTTTACAATGGTTCAGCATGGGCAACAGCAGCCTTATCTTCTTCTGGTTTTGCAACCTTAACTGGGTCTGAAACATTCACTAATAAAACATTAACAAGCCCTATATTGAATACTGGGGTTTCAGGAACAGCAATAAAAGATGAAGACACTATGGCATCCAATTCAGCAACTCATTTATCAACACAACAGTCAATTAAGGCTTATATTCATTCCCAATCTACCACTGGCTTAAGGTTGGTATTTGGATTCTAGGAGAACTAAATGGCATCAGAATTATTAAAATTAGCAACATTCAGAGG